TTGCAGCTATTGCAGCTATTGCAGCGGAAAAGAAAACCTAAAAGTTGATTCTGAAACCGAGCACAAGGCGTTTCCGGAAATTCCAAAAATCAAAAACATCCATGCAAGGGTTCTTGAGGCTGTTAAAGCCGAAGGGTTCAAGCTGGAAATGCTGGAAGGCTGGCATAAAGATGAGAAAATTGAAAACGGCGCGCATTGCGGCACCACTCACTGTCGTGCCGGCTTCGTTGTATTCCTGGCTGGTCAGAAGGGATATGAACTGGAGAAAGCCACTTCAACGGAGTTTGCCGCTAAACAGATTTACAAAGCTTCAAGCGCCATTAAAGTATCACCAACACGCTTTTTTGAACCAAATGATGTAGCAATGGCCGACATTGAACGTTGTGCCGAGCTTGAAAAGCAGGGGAAGATTGAATAAGTATATAGTTGCCTAAAATAAATATTATGAATTTATTAGAAACAATTATTGACCTACTTAAGGTCGAAAACGGTAAGCATTTTTATGTTATACGCGGAGGTCAAATAGACAGTTATGTAATGGCCGGACAACACCCTTCTAATGGGCTAGTAGGTATTACACCAAGGATTTTAGCAATAAGCGGCCTTAATGCTGACACTGCTAAAGTGTTTGGACATAAAGACTTTGATAGTACAACGGTGTTTGTTTCCGGAGAATACAATTCAAAGTTTTTAGGACTTATAGCTATTGAACAGCTACAAAGGGAAATAAACACTGTAAAAAAAGTGTATATTGCATAACTCGTTCATGTTTGTTTTGTAGGCGGCCAGCTCCTTAAAAAGGTTGGCCGTTTTTTATTCTATTGGCCCAGCGCTGTTGTTCAGCCGTAGTATATTTACTTCTTTGTTGTTCCTGGAGACTGTTCAGTGTTTTACTTCCAAGGTGGGTAACAATAGAGTTTTTTACAAGTGCATGTTGTATATGCTTTTGTTTTAGCTGTTCACAATATGCATTGTCTGCGAACCAAAACGGAAACTCCTCATTAAGAGCGCCAATAATACCAAGTAACACCCGGTCAATAACAATACACCATCCGGACATTTCATAGCCTATACGGTAACCATATGCTATTTCCGGAAACTCTTTTCTCTCTCCGGAGTAACGGCGTTTACCCTGGCTCCAGGGGCAAAAAGGGGAAGCGCTTAAAATTGCGTTTTGTTGCATTGCGTCAATTATAGCTGAGGCCCATCCTTCACTAAAAATTAGGTCATTGTTGCAAAGTGCCACATATTTTGAATGACCTTGTTCTATTCCATAATTCAGGAACTTGTTATAATTAAAACTACTCAATACTGTATGTGTAGCTACATTTTCTGAAACATGGGAATAATCAATAAACTCCTGTTGTTCTAAAACAATAGTATTAAATGTTATGTGTTTTTCGGAACTGTATAGTGAGTTAAGACAGTCAATAGTTGTTTTTCTTATGCTGTTGTTTAATGCATTGCTGAGAACCACTACATCAATATTCATAGCTTAACGTGTTTATAGTATTTGCAACCTTTTAAAAATGGGAATGTTTCGTATTCAAAACTACATAACCATGCTATGTAATTGAAACTAAGTTGGTCCCGTACTGAGAACTTTAAAACCTCATTCAACCAAAGTTTATTGAACATGTTGTTCTCCGGAGTATTGCGGCGTATAAGAACACCTGTTGCAACTAATCCGGGTTCATTATATCCTAATGACCTGTAATGTTGTATTTGAGTATTTATTATTCCTGGAGCGTCTTTTTTATAGTTTATACAGGCCTTTGCTTCCTGGAAAATATTTTTGCGGTCAGGGTGAGACATTAGACAGTAGTTCTTATTACTGCTTAATGAATTTATATCATCTAATATTTCTATATTACCATCAGCCCATATAGAAATGTTATGTTCCGGAAGATAACTTACAGGGTCAAGTTTAACACGTCTAAATAGCTTTTCCGCCGGAGGCAAATACACAACCTCCCAAATATTGCTTTTCAAATTTGGGTTGTCAGTAAAACATATATACCTCCATCCTGTAACCTTCTTAACTGCAATAAGGTTATCATAGTTACCTGTAATGCATGTATAGTAGATGTTCACGAATAATATATTGTTTTAAAGTAATAATCTATAAAGCAACGGCCTTTTATGAAAAAGTCGTTTCCTAATACGCCTTTAACTCCAGCGATACCAACATAACTATATTGTTGGTTAATTGCGTCTATTGGAATGATTAGTATTTCAGCATTAGCCCAAACTCCGGAACCTATTTTAATATCAATAGTAGTTTCTAAAACTGCGGTTTCCATTTCTCCGGAGTATGTAGAAATTATTCCGTCTGTTACAATAGCTCCTTTCAATCCTAATGTTTCATAAAATACGCTATCAATTGTGGTTTTACTTGCTCCTGTATCTATTAAGAACCTGGCGCTAACTCCATTTATAGATATATCTATAAAGCAGTGAGAACCTGCATTACCTAAAGGCTCAATAGTAAATTTTGCGCTGTTCATTTTACTGTTATAATTATTTCAGCGTGTAGTGGTTCAATAATAATATTGGATATATTTTTAGACCATGACTTAGTAAAATAGTCAACAGCGCGTTTTAATTCAACATTCTTTTCATGGTAATTCCTGTAACCAATGATGCCTCCTGGCTTAACCTTATTAAACCATTCAACTAAACTGTTCAATACAGTATCATGGTCATGTGTTATGTCTATATAGACAAAATCAAGGCTGTTCACTAAAAAACTTTCGCTTGCTTTTTTACTCGTACCCTGAATGAGTTCTACATTATTTCGGTAGCCCTGAGAAAATAAACGGCCTTCACAGTAACCGCGATAATATTCACGGTCCCAAACATCTACTAGGTATAGCATTTTTACGCCGCAATATTTTAAAAGCGCCTCTGCATGGGCCCCTACATCACAACCTATTTCCGCTCCTGTTGTTCCTGGATTTTTAATGTATGTGTCGAATGTAGAAATACGGGGGCCGTAGTCTGTAACTTTCATAACGGGTAATTATTGCCTAATAAAGTTCTTTTATATATTCTGATACCGCATTCTATAACATTTAAGTCGTCATGCCAGTAATGGAAATTTATTGTTTTATCTTCTCCTTTTCCGGCGCGTGTTATGTATGTTTCGAATGCTATTTTTTTATTAGAAACAATTAACCCATAATCCAATGCAACTTTTTCGCATAGTTCAGAACTGCGGTTCCAGGGAGGATAAAATGTTGTGGGTTTTACTTTAAAGCATTCTTTGAGAATATACAAACCGTTCTCAAATTGTTTCCTTAGTTCATTTTCATTAGCAATACTAAAATCAATGTGTGTATGGCAGTGTAATTGAACATCAATGTGAGAGTGTTTATTTATATAATCTACTAAGTTGTGATTATATCCTAAGTCCTCAGTAATAACAGCAATAGTATGAATAACCTTGTGTTTTATAAAAAGGTTGTCAACCATTATAAAACGCTCAATGTTTGTTCCTTTCTGAATATCATCATCACGAAAAATCATAATAAGTGTTTTGTGTACTGTTGGTTGCCCCCCCGGTACCAGTGATATAAGTAAATGCCTTTCATCAAATAAACATTCTCATTATGCAGTTTAGCCCGGTTGTGAATGTCATTGTCAACACCTAACATACCTTTGGTATTGAAACCTCCTAACTTCTCCCAAATGTTTTTCCGAATTAATATTAATACACCGCCCAAAGGTGGGGCTTTAGATATATCCAAACAAACATCATAGTATTTTTTTTGTATATCATTTCCTATCTTACGATGTGTGTTTATGTTGTCAGAGTTCCATATACCGGCCCGCTGATATTCGTTTGCTAAACGATTAGTGGTAGCAGTGAACAAACCGCATTCAGGATATTCCTTTACAATATCCTCTATCTGTTTTCCATAACTATTAGTAGTGAACATTGCGTCATAGTCAACAAAACATGCAAAGTCGTTTTTGCTAGGCAGTAGCTTCATAAATGAATTATAATATTCACCTATGTTTTTTTTGCTACTCCAGGGAGTAGAATAATAGATCATTGTCTATGCTGAATGGTTTTTTAATATTAAAAGGCCGTTGTTTTCCTTACTGAAATAATCTAACTGCCATTCAGGGTTTTCATACATGAATTCTAAAATAGCAGGCATTAAACCCTGTTGCGGGTCACCGGCTAAATTGCAGTAGTCTTTTATTTTCTTACCTGGCTTTTCGTTCAAATAGCCAAACGTAACAACGTCATGAAACCCTATATACTTAGATACATATCCGTGATGTTTAGTTAATTCGGATAGCAGTTGTTCATAGGTATGCAGAGTATCAATAAACAGGAATTCTGTTTCTTCAATAGTTGTTTTTAATGTGTCCGCCTTTATGAACTTTAAATCAATGCTGTTAGCTTTTGCATATACTAAAGCATCTTTGTAGTTAGGACTTTCTTTAATATCATAACCACGTATTGTTTTAGTACCGGCGTCCAAATAGGCCCATATACTCACAACTTCGCGTACTCCAAATTCTGTAATGTGTGAACATTGTTCCGCGTATTTGCGGAGTGTAGGTAAGTGTTCGTTAATGTCAGAACTTCTTACTACTAGGTTAGGATATTTATTCATTTGACAATTTTTAAGCGTCCAATTGTTAGCCTGTATTTTCTCTTTCCTTTTTCCATTACATCAATTCCTAATAAATCTTTGTCCCTTTCGAGCTGGCCAAATAATACTGAGCTAATCCAAAAATTGAAACTTACCTTTCTCATATGAGGCGGCAGTTCGTTGTATTCGTCCCGGAGGTCCGATATTTGAACCTCCTGAATATTACTTTTTAGGAGCGCGTTCATCTTTAACTTTTTCAATTCCCTTTTTAATTAACTCTCTTGCTACCTCACTTTCAGAAACACCTAATATACCGGCAGCAACTTCCAATTTGAATTCTTTTAGAGTTGTTCCGCGTAAATATGTCTGAATGTGTTTAGTGTATTTGCCCAGGGCCATTGAACCTATTTTTAAAAATGAATGTTCCGCTAATAACACCCACGAAACAAAACATAATAACAAACCTGGAAAGTTTGTCCCAATGCAATGGGTTAAAACATAGTTCTGCAAATGCTAATGGCGCATATATGCAGAAAATAAATATTGCAATGTATGTAAGCGCTTTAACCATAGATAAAAAATTAATAAGTCAATAGTAAGTCACTTTTTTCAAAACACCAAATAATTGTTTGAGAATTGCAATATGGCTTATGTGATAAACATTGACGGATATATCGGTGATGAAGGCATGGAACTATTTGTTGGTAGTGTTTTCTCACTGAAAAAATTAAAGGAAATGTTGAAATTGGTTCCGGAGGACGAAACTCAATTAGACATTTTCATTAATTCCGGAGGTGGATTAGTATCAGAAGGTTTTGCTATTTATGATGAATTGGTGAGCAGTCGTTTTGAACTGCGTACTGTTGCTCAGGGAATTTGCGCTTCAATAGCAACTATAATTCACCAGGCAGGCGCTAAAAGCAAGAAGCGCGAAATATATCAGAATAGCGATTACTTAATTCATAACCCGGCATGGAGGCCAACAGGCCCGGACCCGATGGACGCGGAAGATGTAGCAGCGCTTCAAATGGACCTGGAGAAAACACAGGATAAGATTATAAATTTCTATAATAAAATAACCGGCACATCAAAAAGCGTACTTAAAGAAAAAATGGCTGAGGCTATTACTCTTTCAGCTAAAGAAGCTAAAGAGTTAGGTTTTGTGGATGAAATAATATATACCACAATAACCAATGTAAAGAAATACGCATTAGTAGCATTCGTAAACTCAAACCCAAATAATATGAAATTCAATATTGCAGACGAGTTCAAAAAATTTCAGAACGGCATAACAGCGCAAATTTCCGAACTCACTAAAAAATTAGTGAAGGAAAACATGGTAGCAACCACTAATGACGGCAAAAAAATATATGTAGATGGTGAATTGGTGGAAGGTGCAAAGTGCTATGAAGATGAGGCAATGACTACTCCGTGTGCTGATGGTGAATATACCATTGGTGATAACATATATACTATTTCCGGCGGCGCTATTACTGATATTAAAGCAATAAGCAACACCGAAAATAACGATGAAGTGAAAAAGGAGTTGGAAGCTGTTAAGGCCGAAAACATAAAGCTGAATGCAGCCCTGGAGGAAAAAGCAAAAGAGGTAGAACAGTTGAAAGACGAAACAACTAAAACCGTAAATGCTATTAATAAACAGTTCCAGGATTTTAAAGGACTGTTTTTCACCGGCGATAAGTTGAAAGAGGAGTTTCAACAATTTGACGGAAAAGATACGGTTGAAAAAACAACTGTTGAAAACAGCATTGAAAAAACAAAGAAGCTGTTACAGGAACGTAAGGCCGGTAAATAATTAAGCGGTAAAGTTAGAGAACAAATAAATTAAAAAAAACCAAAATACAAACCACAGATATGGTTACAGGACGTAAAGCACAAAGAGCGTTTAAAAAGGCAGTGTTACTGTTTTTAATGGAGAACGCAATTACAAGTGTACCCGCAGGCGCGGCCGCAGAGGAGTTTTTTCTTAAACCTTTCCAGGAGGATCCGGATATAACTCAGTTGGGTATGTCTGTTCAGGTTAGCACAAAAACCAACAAGCTGTATTTTAATTCGCAACTGGATAAAATCACCAAAAAGAAAACAGGTTGCGGTTGGGATTATGTGGGCGGCGCAAACATGAGTTCTAAAACCATGACGCCAATTGAATTAGCGGCCGCTATTGAACAGTGCTATACTGTTTTCATGGACACATATTTTTCTGATGGTTTACCGGCAGGAGCGGCCCGTGGTGAGTTATCTCCGGAAATACAGGTTATATTGCTGGACCTGTTCAATAACGCGTATAAGCGCGATGTATTGACAAAACTGTTTTTAGGTGACACCGCGTTAAGCGATGATTACTATAATGAGTTGAACGGCGTTTACAAAAAACTTTCTACCGATGCAAACGTTCCTAGCATTGGTGAAATTACCGATGAAATGTTGGAACCTGAAAACATTGAAGCAACATTTTATTCAGTTTACGATAAGCAAAAACGCCTGTTGCGTTCACTGCCTAATTCTTCTAAAAAGTTTTGGGTAACAGGAAAGGTGTATGATGCTTTTATTCGTTTCGTTCAGTTGAAAACGCAAACAAGCGCCGGTGTTATGCAGCGTGAAAGCATTATCGAAGGTTTCAGCGATGGCCGCTATAATGGTATTGAAATAGTTCCTATTCGTATTGTGGATGAACGTTTGGAACTGGACTTTACCGAAGGTTCACCGGCACTACCCGAAAACCCAAACCGTATTATTTTAACTCAGCCTGATAACCACGTATTGAAATTGGATAAGGCAAGTTTTGGTGATGCGCGTATGTGGTATTCTCAGGATGATGATAAGTTCCGTATTGCCGGAAGTAGCACAATTGCGTATGAATACAAGTATTCGGAACTGAACGTTATCGGCGGTTTCTAATACCAGGGAATATTTATATTGTATAATACTAAATTGTAATGCTTTATGGCTGAAACATTAGACTGTAAAAATAAAATTCTCAATTCCCTTATTCCTATTTGCCAGGCCACTAAAAAACCGGGTGGCCTGGATCGTAGGGTTTGGGTTTGCAACTTCGATGATGCTGTAATAACCTACGATGATGAAGGTTACATTGACGGCGTTGTAATGACAGGTTCACCGGTGCCAAAACTTTATAAGTTCGTTGGCAAGGATTGGAAACACAACTACGGCCTGGAAGGTCAAATAGGCGAAAACCTTAATACTATTAAGGACACGCTAAACCTTGTATTGAACTATTTTCTACCTAGTGAACGCGCGGCTGTTGAGGCGTTGTTTAATGCTGAAAAACTGATTGTGTTTGTTCAAACAAAGGGCGATGATGGTGAGGCCTGTATTGAAGCACACGGCGTATTGAACGGAATGAAGTCCGCCGGGCTTAATGGCGGTTCCGGAGTTCAGTTCAACGACAGTACCGCAGTTACCGTAGCTTTAGCAAGTGAGGAAAAGAAGTTGCCGAAGGTTTTAAAGCTGGGCAGCTTATTACCTACTGAGGAGGGCTATTTGGCTGAAAACATTTCAGCGCTTGATGCATTAGCAGCATAGGTTTTATTCAATGCTCCAGGAGCAAAACCATATTAAAGAAATAAACGATTTAGTCGCCTTAGGGTTTTCCAATGTAAAACGGGAAACCCTAACGGCGCTTTATATAAAGGTTTACGGAAAATCATTTCCTACGCATTGCGGCCAGTGCTATTATGATGCATTTGAGAAATTAAAAAGCTATGCACTAAATAAGACACGTATTTATTCAACTAAAAATAATTTTATGTCAACGTTCAGAATTAAACACGAGTTTATCAATCAAACGTTTTCCTTTTTTTATAAAGGACAAAAGCACATTGTAAATGCTTCAAACATTACACCGGAACAGGCTGAGATATTAGCGAACATTCCAAAATACAAACACTGTATGGAGGAGGTGCCAGGTGTAGAAAAAGAAAATCCCGGTAAAAACACAACATCTGATGCAGGTTTAAAAATTGTTGCTAAATCTTCGGAGCGTAAACCATTAAAAGATGTGGTAGCCGAAAATAAAACCGTTGGTGAAAATGAAACAGGCGGGAAAAAAGAAACTGCGGGTAATAAAAAGAAACGCGGCGGCGGCAATGGAAAAAATAAAACGGGAAAGTAATTCCCTGCCTTTGCATTAACCTTGATAGGGCCGCAGACCGTTGGCAGAATATGAAGGGTGAGCAGAAAAAAACTGTTCACCCTTTCATTCGGATTAGCGCGGTTGACGGTAAGGAGCTGGCCCCTGGAGAGAAAAAATTAAAGAAGCGCGTTAAAGCAAATGATCTGGCGTGTACTCTATCTCATATTAAGGCTATTGAATATGCAAAGCAACAGGGGTATGATTGCGCTATAATTTTTGAGGATGATATTCAGTTGGGTTCTAACTTTGATACTGCATTAACCAATTTACTTAGTAAAGCTCCGGAAGGTTACAGTATGCTTTTTATGCATGGAACATTTGGTAGCTATAATAAACCCAAAAGGATTTCGAATGACTTTTGGCGTGTGTTTGAAATGTATGGAGCGTTTGCCTATCTTATTAAAAGTGAATTTTACGACATTGCAATTGACGAACTAAAAAAGTTCTGCGGTATATTAGGTACGGACTATATTTATTCCCGGTTAATGACCAGGTATAACATATATAGGGCTGACAAACCAATTGTATTTCACAGGGCAGGCTTTAGTTATCGGGAGGAAAGAGTTCCTAATGGTTATGTTCACTTAGAGAAAAAAATAAATGATTAATGGGAGGCGATAAAAATACAGCAACTCAGCGAAAGGTTAAACATGTGGTGAATAAAATATTCATACAGTGTGTTCGCGCGGTAAACTCATTTTTTCCGGAGAAACAAGACCACACAACCGGAGAGTATAGTTATGGCAATAACAACAAATTGCCTAACATGTTAATGAAATGGGTATTGGATAGCGGAACAGCGAAATTAGCCCAGGAAAAGAGAACAGAATATATAGCCGCTTATGGGTTTATAGATAAGGCCGCAAATGATATTCGGGTTAATGAACACCAAACAGCTAAGGACATTATAACAGAAATAGCAGGTTACCTTTCATACTTCAAAGGGTTTTCTTTACGTGTTCAAAGAGACGGAAATTTAAACCCGGCTAAAATTAAAGTTTTGCCTTTTCAGGACGTGCGTGTTTTGGGAGGAAACAAATACAGATATAATCCTTCATTTAGCCAGGCCATGTTTGATAAAAGCAAGGACCAATATATTCACGGATATATCCGTGAAAAACCGGACAACATACGCCTGCAAAAAATAATGGATAATGGTGAGTTGTTATATGTATTTAATAAAACTGCTGACAACCCACATTACCCGGTCCCTGTTTACTATGCAGGCATTGAAGATGTAAAAACAAGTTCTGAACTACAAAAATTCGATTTCGAAACTGTATTAAATGGTTTCCTAACATCTGCAATACTTACAATATTAGGTTCGGTAGATGATGTAAACAAGGATGAAAGAGGCAAGACGGAAAGGGATTATTTGGAGGAGGAGTTAAAACAGTTTACAGGTATGGGTAAAAGCGCAGATGGACAAAGCGGCCGTATGCGCTTACTTGTTATGAATGCAAGGAACAAAGAGGAGGCCCCAATATTGCAGGCATTTGATAGTAAAATTATTTTAGATGCAAGTAATAACAAGAGGGACATAATAGACCGGGCCGTTTCGCGGTTGTTTAAGGTTCACCCTTGTTTAATAGGTTTTGCGGACCCGCAAATATTAGGCAATAAACAGGCAATGGCTAATGCAAGTGAGGAGCTAAATAAATCAGTAATTGAGGACCAGGTTTTAATTGAACGTGCGTTTCAGGAGTTGTTTCCGGAAAAGGGGAATATTTTTAAAATGAGTACGTTCAGGCCTATTACATACATTCCTGATGCTATATTACAGGACTTAACTCCGGATGAAAGAAGACAATTAGTTAGCTATCCAGTATTGGAACAACAAAACACAGGAGAGAAGTTATTGAGTGAACGTTTGGGTGTTGGTGGAACCGGTAGTCTAGTTCAGATAGTAGAAAGCCAGGTATTGAGCAGGGAGCAAAAACTAAACATTATACAAATACTGTTTTCTATTTCAGCGGAGGATGCTAATAAGATTGTAGGGCCTGAAAAAACGAACAATGCTTAAACTTGTAACACGTATTGAATTGTCTAAATATGTTGCGCTTAACGACAATATAAAGGAAAGCGCAATTGAACAACATATACTGGACGCTCAAAAGTTCAATTTGTACCCGGCGTTTCCTGATAATATGTTACATGCTATTGAAGCAAACATATTAGCCGGAATTCCGCAATGGATGCCTAATAAGGCATATTCAGTAAATGACAAAATTGTATGGAGTGGTATATATTACAAGGCGTTAAGCGTGAACACCAATTCGGAACCTCCCTCTATTAAATGGGGGTCCCTGGAGTTAATGAACTTTCATTCTGAATTTTTAATTCCGTTTATAGCCTATCATTTCTATTATAGGTTTGTAGCATATCACGGAGTAAATGTTACTCCGTTTGGGTTACGTACTCCGGTTGAGGAAACAAGTCAGCCAATAGACAACAATACGCGCGGTTTAATATTGGCAGACATGAATAATAAAATCAATATGCAAATAGCGCTTATTAATAAAAAACTTGACGATGTAAAATATACCTTTGATGGTGTAAAATACGATACTGATAAAAACGAAACACAGCACGTAAAACAAAAAATGCGTTTGTGGGGCGTTGGTAATACTCATTGGGAAAAACACAAATACGAATAATGGCATACAATGTAATAAGCAAAGGTAGCGATGAAACAATACAATTAACGCTAATTGATGAAAAAGGCGAACCTATTGTTGTTTCCGAATTGGAGGACGTTATAGTAAGAGTATATCAAACACCGGGCGCAATTCTCCAGGAAAACAAACTCAGTGATGATACAATAACACCGGTTGAAGGCACTGAGAACAAAATAAAATTTCCGTTATACGGACAAACTACCTTGCGTATTGCAACTAAGCGTCTATTTTTGGAACTTATTACTGAAAAAACCGATGAAACTTTTGTAGGTGGAATTAAAAAAACAAAGGTTTCCGGAATTGAATTAGCGGACCTTATAACACCGGCGACAAATGGTTGAAATAGAAGTTCAAATTCGTATTGGTGAAATTAATATTGAAGTAACATTAAAATAAATAACATGCGTACACCCTACTCATTATTGCTGTTATTCTTAATAGCATTTATTACAACTGCAAATTCACAGCCGTATAACTCATTAGGCGGAAACCAACAAATACAGGGAAACCTATTTGTATTAGATACATTGAAAGCAGGCAGAATAGTTTTAGGAAATAGACAGTCAGCGCCGGTTGCGTCTGCGGCTGTTGACTTTTCTAATACCACAACAAAGGGAATGCTAATACCCAAAATGAACACATCTCAAATGTTGTCTATTTCCTCTCCGGCAGATGGGCTGTTCGTATATAATACACAAAACCATAACTTGTATTACTATAATGCCAATATCACAACATGGGTTGCATTAGGTTCTACTCCTGATGATTATTGGAATTTGAAGGGTAACACAATATTGCCGGACACAACAGTATGGTTCGGTACTGCGGATAGCTTTCCAATTAAAATAAAAACGAAAAGTATTGAACGCATGAGAATTACTACCGATGTAGGAAACATTGGTATTAATAATACCGCTCCGGCCGCTAGTGCAAGGTTGGATATTGCAGATACGCAAAAAGGAATATTAGTTCCGCGTTTAAGTACTACACAAATGAATGCAATAAGCGCTCCGGACTCCGGGCTTATAATATATAACACGGATAGTTTAAGCATGTGCGTTTATAGCGGGTCCTCCTGGAATTGTTTTGTAAAGGGCAACACACAAACAAACGGAGTTACAGGAACAGCAAATAGAATAGCGTATTTTGATAATACCGGTAAAAAACTTATTACTGACCCTAACTTTAAAAGGTTTAGTAGTGATAGTATGTTATTATTAACTGCGGCTAATGGTAAAATATATAGTATAGAATTTAATGGTAACGTGTTACAGTTAAAGTCTAAAAGTGAAAACGGAGATTATGGTTTTACAACTGTTACACTAGATACTAATAATGTAACATTAGCATACATGAATACTTCGGGAGATACAACAGTAAAATTAGAAGTTGGATATAGTAACATTAGCGGAAATACAGGAGTTACATTTTCATCTACTCCAGGAGTAGGAAACAATTATAGTTTTCCAATTGGCGGCGGCGGAGCTGGCCAAACATTAATAAATGATGGTGGCTATAAATTAAATTGGGGTTCTGTTACATCA